AGCGACCGCGCGCTGAGCAAGAGGTCACGGAAGGGGTTGGTTGCCCTTCACAGTGTCGCAAACACTGTGCTACGCTTAAAACCACGCGGACATCACTAGCACGGGCTGGTGCATGTCCTTGGCCGCCTGGGAAGGTCACCGAGACCTGACCAACGCGGAATGGGGGACTTTGGAGGCCCGGACCGTGCCAGCTGGAATCCGTTTGCACCAGTTGGTACCCGTTCGAGGAGCCCCCGGGGGCCCCGTCTGGGTGAACCGGACGATCGTCTTCACCACGAAGGAGTGGTGCGAGTACTTGACCACCGCCAATGCCTTCATGAGGCACAAGGAGGTCCAGAAGTACCAGGCCGGAGCAGCAGCTGGCAGGCGAGTCAACAAGCTGACGTCCACAGCGTCGCAGGCGGAGATCTTGCTCTCGACAGTTGGTCCGATACTTGCTCGGTGCCATCTGTTGGAGGAGCCGATGCCGACACGGACGCTGACACAGTGGCATCCATCAGCATGCTTGACGAGCTGGACATTGAACAAATTGTCGTTCTTCGACATGCGTTCGACGGCTTCCACTTGGCACACCGAGATGGCGTTGGAGGGCACGGACATGAGATCCTGCAGTACCCTACCATCACCAACTTCGGGCCCGCCGGGGTGGTTCCTGAGCGCTCTAGGCGGTTCTTTGTCCAGTCTGCTATGCTGTGTCGGGAAATCCAGCGAGACTTCCTCCTGGGTTGTCGCCTTCGAGTCTCCGAGCTCCCCACAGAATGGGAGCGGAGCCCCCGCGGAAGTCGGCTCCCAGCCGAATGGGGAGAGCACCGCGACCTCTGGCTTGCCGACGTCCACGTCGGCCTCGCCGGATTCGCAGAGTTCCTCACCGAATACTTCCGCGCCAGCGACCATCCCGACATCAGGGCCGTCCGCCGCCCAAGCGCCGTCGCCATCATCGAATTCGCCCGAGCTGAGCTGGACCGTGTCCACCTCGCTGACTACCTGCCAGCTCTCGGAGACTACGATGGAATATGGCACGTCTACGAGCGACTTGGAAGTGAGGACGAGTGCCCTCACACGCTCTACGGGGATCTCTGAGGAGGAATACCCCGTGGTCGTCGGCACCACGCAGAAGGAAGACGAAACAAAAGAGGTTGTCGGCCTGAAGCTCTACCCGTCTCTGGTGGAACCCAACGTTCCTGCAAACAACATTGGGAACCTTGATGAGGCGGTGCAACGGAGGATCTTCGAGAAGCAGCGGAAGCCAGAGATCACTTCGAAGCAGCGGAAGGAGCTCGACACCGTCGTCAAGTCATTGATCAAGCACACCTTTTCCAAGAGCAACATCCTTGAGTTCATCCGCGAGAACCCATCGTTGTGCGACATGCGCTCGAAAAGGTGGTCCATCGAGAGATTCGAGAAGGCAGTTTCTGACCTGTACGCGGACCTAGCTCCGGAGTACGCCCCAAAACCGCAGGTCAAGAAAGAGCAGATGCCGAACGGAAAGCCACCTCGAATGATACTCTCGGACGGAGACCGTGCTCAGATCATGTCTCTCGTTGTGATGTCATGCATGGAAGCATGTATGAAGAAGTGCCACAAGTATAGAACGACCAAAGGCGCGGAACCGTTCGTACAACTGGACAAGCTACTCACAGCGATGCGTCACCCAGGCGGAGAGGGGAGGAAAGGTGCCACCGTCGAGGGAGACGGCAAGTCGTGGGACACTACGTGCAGTTTAGAAATCCGGCAGGAAATCGAGAACAAGATCATCAACCACATTCTCGACATACTGCTGGCGAACGGCATGCAGGACCCCGTCTGGGCCGAGGCTCTCAAGAAAGTGAGCACGCAAGCTTTCCTCGATCTGAAGATGAAGGAGAAAGGAAGGGAGTCAGATCGAGTGGCACGATGGATCATCGCAGCGATACGTCGCTCTGGAGACCGCGGCACCAGCATACTCAACTGGATCACGAACTTCGTGTGTTGGGTCGCCGCGCTCTTTGGAAACGACAGTACCTCGGTGAACAACATCGTGACCTCCTCCAGAAAGAACAGGGTCTACAAGGACCGCTGGGGCATTATGAGATTCTTCACCTTCTTCTTTGAGGGAGATGACTCTCTGTTGTTCGTCGAGCCGCGTCCCTCTCAGGAACAATGGGACGAAGTGACCGAGTACTGGCGGCAGTTGGGATTCAACATGACACTGTTCGTCCGCCTTGGGGAAGGCGACGTAGACGAAACAGTCGCAACTGCAGTCGGTCACAGGATCGAAGTGGACGCCCTCGGGCCCACGGGTCTCTTCTGCCCGGAGATTACCCGAGCCTTCGAGGGCGGACCCTTCTCCACCTCTGGTGCAGCGATCACGGCTGCCAGAGAGCTCGACGGCAAGAAATGCCGAATGTTGGCAGCTACTGCTATGGCATCGCGTAGCTACCTCTTTGCCGGAAAAGTCCCCACCCTCAGCGAGAAGTTTCTTTCGGAAGCCCTCGCAGCGGCAGGTGAACAGCCCATCACCCTAGATGCCCAAGGGGAGATGGAGCGGAAGTTCGGCCTTGAAAGCGGCGGAGACCTCTTTGACAAGATCGCAACGCGGAATGCGGAAGCGGTGTCTTCGGAGGTCAGCGAAGTCGATTTCTTGCGCCGGCTCGGGTACCCTGCCACCGAGGTGGAGCTGCAGGATTTCGTGTCGACGGACTGGAAACTTTGCTTGGCCGACGTCAAGTACTTCCGGGACCACGTGCCACCCGGCTGGGGTGGCGACATGAATCTTTAGCGGCCGCCTTGCGCGGGACCGTGTTGTTGCAGTGACTAGAAGTCGCGGGCCGTCGGGGGACAATCCCGGCGGTGAGATTGTGAAACGGGGCCGTCCTACGGGACGTGACAAGCTTTTACCTCTTGCAGCTGTGGCCCGCCCCGCCCATCACAGACCCTCGTGGTGGAAGTAGCATTCCTTATTCTTCTTCACTCATGTCGTCCGGGGGCATGAGTGGCGAGCCTGGAGCCATAGGTCACATGGCTGAGGTGAGGTCAAACCCGCGCCCGTGCGTCACGGGTAAGCACCGCCAGTGCGCCGCATTTTGCGGTTGTGGGCCTCAACGTCTGGCGTGTCGCCGGTGACGGCGGCATGGTTGGAGTTGCGTTCTTCGAGGGTGATCCGAGGAATCGGGCGTCGACGCAACCTTGGGGGTGGCTACGGACAACTTGACGCTGTACTGTGCTGGTCCGACCTTTTGGTGCCAAGGAACTACCGGGCGCCATACTAGGACATCTCCCTATCTACCGGCTCTACCACTCTCTGAAAGGAGGTCTGCGGATTCAACTCCTGTTCAAAGAGACCGCGTTCACTGCAACACCACGCGCGCTGCCACGCACGCAACCTGCACTTCTGCTCGAAGCAGCCACTCGTGCGATACCCTTACAAAGATGAGGGGCGGCCGAAAGACTCAGGGGAAGCAGCGGGGCGGAAGCCTCCGCGGCATCGCCCAGGGCACTGGCCGCTACCCCCGGCGACAACTAGGCGCACTGCCCGCGCGACGCCGTCGTCGCGCCCCCGCGCGCCGGAAACGTCAGGGAGGACTCGTCACCTCAGGCAGAGCAGTCCAGTACTTCGATGCCTTTATGCCCCAGCACCTACCGCTGCCACGCGGCATTGGGCCCTACTCAGTCGTACGTACCACACAGAACATCACGCTGAGTTCGTCCATTGTCTATTTTGGCACGGTGACTACGAACATTTCTGATCCCCGCTGGAGCAACACCTTCGCGTTCTATCCGAGCGCCTCTGGTGTCTTGGTGGGGATGAGTTCGACTACGGGAGCAAGATCGGAGAACTTCTCCATTTTGGAAGCGGACGGGTACTCACGTTGTACGATGGTGCCCAGCGCTTTCTCTATTCAGATCATGAATCCCGAGGCCCTTCAGACTACCACAGGAGTGGTCACGGTCGGCAGGTATCATACCATGCCAAGTCTGATGGGCAATCCCGGTCTGTGGGCAGACGTGATACAGCTGGCACTTAACAACAACGCACCGCGGGTGATGTCAGCTGGGAAATTGGCACTGCGTGGCGTACAGGTCGACGCAGTTCCATACAATATGACGAGCCTTTCTGACTTCCGAGAGCTCATTACATCGGCGGATGGTGACTTCACTTGGGACCGTGGCTCCACACAGGGAAAGCGACACTTCGACGGGTTCGCCCCGATCTTTGTGTACAACCCGAGCGGAGTCAGTCTAACGTATCTGGTCACCTGCGAGTGGAGGTGTCGCTTCGCGCCGGAGAATCCAGCACAGTCGGGGCACCGGATGCACCCTATCTCATCGGATTCGTTCTGGCATGATTGCGTCTCCACACTTACGTCGTTGGGCCATGGGGTTCGAGATATAGCCGATACTGTCGCCGCTGTGGGTGGCGTTGCGAGCGCCATTGGGCTGATCTAAGGGTCTAGCCGTTGGCTGGTGTGGGCCGAACCACGCCGGCCGCTCGCGGGCAAATTCCCCGCGAGATAGACGCAATTCGAGTGGTTCTCTCTCTCTCGGAGGCCTGAGGGTTTAACTCCTTAGGGTTGGCTGGAGGCCTGCGGGCTCAACTCCCCACCCCGGAAACGCTGAGAGTGGTTCCCCAGTGCAGCAGGCGATGCGGACATCGTGGCGATCCATGTGCCCCTCTGTGGATCGTGTCGGAGGCTGAGGCGACGCCTTTGCCGAGCGGCC